TTTTTTTATGGTTGATTTTACCATGAATTAATGGTTTACTTTTATATAATAACATAGATTCAAGAAATATAAAAGAGGTAGTTTTTTTTTACTACCTCCTAAATTTTATCTATCTTTTTTATTCTCTTCGTAAATCTTGATTAATTCTTGCATATCTTCATTAGTAGCATAAGTCTTAACAAATAGTCTTGCTGTTCTTTTATAGCTGTTTATTCTTGTTCGTTCTCTGTTTCTGTCTTCATAATTTCTTGATGCTCTGATTTGTGCGTTTGATGTCTTATTCATTTTAATTATTCCTCTTCATTTATGTAGTGTACTTTTGTTATTTCTTCTGGTTTAACTTCATAAGTAATATACTCTTCGTATTTGTTTATATTAGCATCATTTGGAGCTACTTCGTTTCTGTAAACTGTTGTTTCAACTTCTAGTAATACATCTCCATATTGTCTAAAGTTTTTTTGTTCTGTTAATGGATTGAATAGGTAAACTACATCTATAGAGTTGTTAGCTCTTCTATCATCTTCCCAGTTGTCGTTTCCAGTTTTTGAAATAGGTAAAATCCCATCTTTTAAGATGTTCTCTAAGTCTTCACTACTAACTACTTTATAAAGTTTCATTGTTACAGGCTCTCTATATTCAAAAGGTACAATTACATCTGTATAACTTTTCTCATCGACTTTTACTCCATTGTCAAAGATTTTTACTACTCCTAGATAATTTAGTGTTAGCTCGTGTAGAAATTCAAATACATCCCCTTGAACGTTTGAAAGAGATTCAAAGTTTCCGTGATATTCTTCGTTATTTCCTTTTACTTTAATTATTACTTCTCTTTCAAATTCTTCATCTCTATAGCGGTTTTTGTGGTATACTTCTGTATAATTTAGTTCTACATAGTCTTTTTTATCTTCAATTTTGAAAATGCTTGTTGTATTTGCATATCTTCTAGTATCGTGTTTTACAAATTCTTTATTTATTTGATTTCTTAATAGTTGCTCTTTAGTTAAGTTTTTCATGTTAATAACCTCTTTCCATATCCTTTACACTTATATTATATAACGCATACGTTATAAAGCCAATAGTTAATCTTAATTTTTTTATCGATTATAGAAGTTTTTTGTTATTTCTTATTTAATAGAAATTTTAAAAAATTGCTGTTGTAAAGGAAATTTAGACATAAAAAAAGAAGCCCAGCTATTAAGCTAGGCTTTAGGGAGTAAATTATGAAAAAATATTCATCTATTGTTATTATACCACATTTAACCGTGATATAAAAGGATTCCTACTCACATTCAGTTAAGTATTTATCCTCAATCCACTGGTCTGAATCTTTGTAGTTTACTCTACTCCAACCGTCTTTTTTCTCATAAACTCTAACACGTGTTCCAGCTGCTACAAACTCTTTATCCTCGCTATCTAGTGAAGGTTGGCTTTCTAGGTAGTAGTCTATTGATACTGTAGCTTCATAATAAGGTGTGTCGCTTTTTGGAAGTTCTACGTCTTCATCTAAGATTGATTTTTCAACTACTTCTGCAACGTTAGTATTTTCTCCTACTTTAATCTCTCCACTATATAATTTTTTCATTCTGTCTATAAAATAGTTTCTGCACGCTTCAGTCCCTGATCCGTTGTAAGCTCCTCCGTTAGCATGTAACTTCATAGAACGGTGCGGACACGCTGTAGCGCTAAACTCGTGATGTAGTTTAACTGTATCAGAGTTAATAGGTAAACCATAAGAATCTAGTACTTCTGCAGCTAGTAATAACGCTGCATCTTCATTTGCTAAAAAGTCTTCATCACTCGCTGTCATAGATTGACATACTTCAATACCTACACCGTTAGCATTACCGTATGCATTAGCTGTGTGCCATTCTTGGCGGTTAGTTGGTTGGAAAACGTACACATCATTACGGTCTACATAGTACGCTGCGAATCCGTTGTAAAGAGTACCATTGTTAACTCTATCTCGTAAGAATCCGTCATATTGTCTAGCTGTGTTCCCTCCTGCATCATTATGAATTACAACGAAACTAACGCTGTTTTTTGGTGGTGTGAAGAAAATCCCTTGTTGAAAGTAACTGCTATAAATTTCTGCCATTGTTTGTTCCTCCTAAAATTAAGTAAAATAAAAAGACTATTTACTAGTCTTGTTTTGGTTTGTCGTATGTCATAGCTTGTTCGCTATCCGAAAAGCCTTTTGTCGTAGGGTCGTTAACTATTCCGAACAACCCTAATAGTAAAAATACTGTGTCAACAATTCCGTTAATGTTAGTGTTGAACATTTCAGTATTTAAGTTATAACCTAGCAACATTGCAACTTGTTTGACAAGTAATAGTAATGCTGCTATGAACGCTAATACAAAGCGTTTATTCTTAAAACGTACTTTCCAATTTATCATATTTACACCTCCTTTCATTAATTAATTTTGCGGCCATGGCTCGTTAGTTAAATAAGAGATAGAACTTATTCGTATATCTCCAATATCTCTATCTGTTGGCACAGGGTCTGTGAACTGGAATCTTAACTGGTTGTAATCTCCAGTACCTCCTAAATACCATGTACCATAAGGGATACCTTTATCATTGTATATATTTCCAATAAGTGAAGCTTCAGTTCTATAACCTGTTGGAATCCCACCATTTTGTATAATCATACAGTTACGTTCCTTGTCAGAGCCTTGTAGGACATATCCTGTTCCACCTCTTCTAACTATCCCAAACCAACCCCAGCTTAAACCTCCAAACTGATACGATACAACATTGTTAACACGTCTTATTTTGACAAATGAGTTACCTAATTTTGATACAGAAGGAAGTATTTTCCAACCTGTATCTCCAATCAGAACTTCCCAACCAGTGTTACCTGTGCCTGTTTTCTTTATCCATTTCAAAGCTCCGTTAGTTACTGCTTCGTCTACATAAGTTGTTCCAACGGGTGCAGTTACTACTCCATTTGGCATTCCACGTCCGTGTATTTCCCAATTTTTAGCTTCGAGTCTTTTTAACCTATTATCTAGTTCAGTTGTGTTTCCTGTGTTGCCAGTATTTTGAGGTAGATAATCATGTATATTTCGTGATGTAATGAATTTAATGTTATCTCCTTCAGAAAATTCAAAGTCTGGTTCATAAGCGTCAGGCAACGAACTCCCTACTGTATATAATAAAGTTTCAAATTTAACGGTTTTTCTACCACCACTAACTACTAAATGATTACCAAAGGTATCGGAGTATAATCTACCATAGTTCTTATTTTTAATATAATCGTTAGTATTACTTAGATAATCTTCAACTCTAGTTACACCCGTTGTCGTGAATGGCAATTCGTTCTTGTCTGGTCTCCTATCTAATTTCGCTTTAAAATCATCTATTTCAGCACTACTTACTCCACCCTCAGCCTTTCTAGTTTCTAAGGTAACTAACCTACTTTTAATTTCATCTGTTTCCCTTGTGGTTGCATAACCTAGTCTAAATAATTCATCTCTTTTAACGCAATTACTTAGGTCAACACTCCCACTCCCTGTAGGTCTATTCTCAAGAGTTGTCAATCTACTCTTAATATCAGTGTCGTTATATGGTTGAGGTAATTCAGTTTTTTTAGCATATTTCTCATGTTCTTCATCGTCTAAGAAAGCTTTTCTAACTTCTTCTTTAGTAGCTAAATTACTAATGTCTTGGTGTTCTGTTAAGTAATGCTTATCCCTTAATTCATTTTTAGTTACATAATCAATTAACGGTTGGTGATCCGTCAAATAATGCTTATCCTCTAATTGTGTAGTTGTTACAAAGTTACTAGTATCAATGTTAGCTGTTGTTGGTCTATCTTCTAGTTCTTTGATTTTACGTTTAATTTCAGTATCATCATAACTCGATGTAACAGGTCTACTTTCTAATTGTGTAACTTTAGTTTCAACAGCTTCAACAGATTGTTTAGTTGCAAAGTTGCTAGTGTCAATAGTTAGTTGAGTTTTAAGATCTTCTAGTTTTGAATTAGATACATAGTCAATAGGCAGTTCAGACTTTTTGGCATAATCAACTAAACTTTGGTGTGTCGTTATGAATCCCTTGCTGTCAACTGTGTTGTTAACTATCTCTGTAACGTTTGGCATTTCGCTCTTAAGTTGATAGTCATTCAACGTTGCAGTTCTTACAACGTCTGAAATATCGCTAGTTCTTACAAACTCTGATAAGTCAGTTTTTAAAGCAAATGTATTTTTAGCTTTCTCTAGTTCTGTTGCTAGTACTTCTTTTGTTAGTACGTCCAACTTGTCAACAACTACACTATTTGCAAAATATCGCTCTTTAACTGGTAAGTTGTCTTTCAAATCATATTCAGACATTTTAACGTCAAAGCTAAATGAGTAAACATCACTTTCTTTAGCTTCATTTTTCAGAATGATGTAACAGTTTACTCTTTCGTTATCAGTTATTAAGCTAGTGTCAAACTTAAATTTAATCTTGTTGTCTTCAATTTTCCCTTGCGTTTCCCAATACTTAACACTCTTTACGAACTTGAATAATACTGTTATTTCTTCGTTAGTAAGTGTGTAATTATTAATTGTTAACTCAAACTCGTTGTTGTTTTTGTCATGAGAGTAAAGCTCGCAATTACTGCGAACTTTAATTCTCTTATTTACTGTGCTGTTAAATGTTAGTTGTATCTTTTTATCAATCATTCGTTACCTCCTTTTTCAATAGGTAAGTTTTTAAAGCGCTCAAACATTTCAGTTACTACTCCGTTGCCTTCAAGCGCTTTGTATGAATGGTATAACGCTGTTATGTCTCTCACTTCTTTCAGTGTTACATATCCACGTTCAATCAACTCATTCATATCTTTTAATAATCTATATTTGGTAATAGTTCTTGTTCCGTCTGCTGTCTTTTGTGCTAAGCCTTTTATCTCGTTCAAAGCGTTATTAATATCTTTAAGGTTGTTATTGCCTTTTTCTAAATAATGCTTAAGTACCATTGTTATTACAGAGGTTGCTAAACCGATAATAGCGATTAATACACTATCGTTCATCTTTTACAGCTTCCTCTGTTTTATTTATTTTTTCTTTAAGCTCCTTATTCTCATTAAGTAAGTTTTCATAGGCTACTTTATAGTTTGCTAATTCTATTGTTTTTTCTGCTAATTCTTGTGCTAATAAGTGAATAGGTTGTAATTTATTTTCCATTGATTTTATCCTCTAATCTTTCTATTTTTTGTAATAATTCTTTGTTTTGTTCCATCAATTCTTGTACACCTTTAAGAGCATACATACTTAATCTGAAATGCTCTATCTCTAGTATGTCTGGGCTTTTAGTAACAAGTGAATCATCTAGTTTTTGAACATCTTGCGCAATTAATCCTAGTTTTACAGGTTTTTGGCTTCCCGTCTCCTTATATTCTTTTTTCCATCCGAAGCTTTTAAACTGTAGTTTTCCTATTAAATCTAACGCTGTAACATTTGTAGAATTGATGTTCTCTTTCAGTTTTTGGTCTGAATATGTCTCCCCTATTCTAACTGCAAAATAGTTTGAGTTATTTTCATATGGATAACCGAACATGATTCTTGAACCACCCTCTGCACCCCATAACCACCCTATCCACGATATTTTGGAGTAGGTCGGATTTCCTCTATATCCCCACGGATGAACAGGGTTGTTATTACTAACGTTTGATACTACAACAGAGCCCATCAAGTTACTAAATTTCTTAATCCTGTTATCAAAGAACGGGAATCCCATTTTAATTTGTCCGTGAACAGTCATTAATGTTTCATCGTATATAGGTTTTGCCTCGTTCGGATTCTGAATGTTTGTAATATTAAACACTGATAGTCCCTTACCTAGTGAGTTATGCGTTGCGTTAAACTGCACACCTACCCCGCTTGCATCTGGTCTATTTTCGTGAGGTAATACAAACCTTACACCAGTCCCGAATGGCTCGAAATAACCATTGTCTCCTATTCTAACTTGTGAACGTCCTGTTATTATGAATCCATCTAGCGTATGTCCCTCTAGCTGCGTTGTGTTGATTTTAACAGTTTTTAAATTGTTGATAAAAGCATTTTTTGAAAATAAATTGTCAATGAATCCCTCATTTGCCATTAATTTATTAATCATTCCATCATCAACTTTTAAATGCGTTCCCTCTATTGCTTCTGCTTGTATGTGTGTTCCTTTGATAGCTCCAAACTTGATATTAGCAGCCTCTATTGTACTAACTCCTAAATGTTTACCTTGAATACTTCCGTCTACTAATAACTCTGCATCTTTCTTTTTAGTAATTTTCAGATTTGAAATAGTAACAGGATTAGTATTTTCATTCATTAAGAGCTTGAAACAATACTTTTCTACGTTATTATTTGCTGCTCCTAACCACTCTACAAGTATATTTTTGTCTAAAAATTCTAACCCTTGTTGCGTGCTACCTTTTTCACGAATTAAAAAGTCTTCGTTGTGAATTGCACCGTCTTTATATACCGTTTCAACTCGTAAAATTAAATTGTTTGTTAGTTGTCCTTCCCAGTCTAGCAAGCCTTTTACAACGAACTCATCCCCTCTTTTTAGGTTGTCGTGAGTGATATAAGGTGTAATTTGCATCTCGTTAGAATCTAATTTGAATGTTTCTCTTTTTTCAAAATTAGCTATGTTATCGTAGGTTGGTGTAATTACCATCCTATCAGTTATTGCTTGGATGTTGTCTGGATTGGTTACAAGTAAACTTGTTAATGTTTTTCCGTCTACTTTCTTTCCTGCTCCTAGCGTTATTCCATCTTTTGTTACGCTAACTTCAGATTTTTTTAATACATCGTTCTCAAAAGAACTTACACTAGCGGATATTTCGTTATATTTCTGATTGAAATTAGATACAGCATTATCAACATCACGCTTTACTTGGTTGCTTATTCCCTCTGCGGTTGCAGCTAATATAGTGTTAAGCTCCGTTTCTTTAAACTCTGTCAAGAAACCTTTGTTATTAAGTTTTAAACGTCCCCAAAATTCGCTAGTTTCATCTCTCATTTCTATATCAAGGTCTCTAAGTTGCTTAAAGATACCACTTAATGAGTTTGCTTTTTCGTAAGGTCGTTCAAAAAATGTAACATCTGTTCCACGTTCTAGCTGTAGTTTTGCTATCTTGGTACTTCCGTTACATCCCATATGATATAATCTAACCTCTTCATCTTTTACAGTAGGTGTAAAGGTGTGTTCATATTTGCCGTTTCTAAATAATGCAGCTTGTTTCTTACCATTTATTTCTATATCCACTTTTCCACCTACTCTCTATATAATTTGATTGTTACTCCTGCTATAGAGCTTTCCCCTTGCCATCCCATTTTTTGAATAAACGCTTCTTTATCTTCTGAACTAGCAAAATAAATATAAAATTGATAATTAGAATATCTAAAAGATTCCATCGTGTTAACTTCAACATCGTTTACTGTTATTCTTTTAACAATATTTGCATCTGTGAATCTATAATCATTTGCTGCTACTGAAATAAATTCAGAAAAATCATCGTTGAACATTAAAAAACAACCTTCTAGCTTTTTAAGTAAGGTTGTGTATTCCCATATTAATTTATTACCTATGTATCGCTTTATAATAGGTGTATTACCTAACATTAATCTTAATCTTTCCATACTAACACCTACTTAACAATATCATAGATTGTATTGTTATCTTTAATTGGGATTAAATTATATTGTTGCTCTGTGCCTACCCAGTATTTAAGAGCCTGCCCGTTCTGTTGGTTAGCTATCGTGTTACCTTTTAAATCATCTAAATTAGGTTGCCATTTAGGAGGGATTTCATCTCCAAAACTTATATAAGGCTCTACTATCTTGAAATGTCCGTTCTTAACAACGTACAAGTAAAACCAATGTAACTCGTTACCAAAATCAACAGTTTCAGTAATTGTTATTTTCTCTTCGTAAACTGTCCATTTATCACGAGGGATATTACTTAAATTAATTGATTTTAACACTTTATTACCAGTATGCTTTTTGATATTTAAATATAATCCACTATCAAGGTTAACATCTGAATAAATGTAAATAGGTAGTCTTAATACTAGTTTATCTCCAGCTTTTAATATCTTTTGTGACGTGTTTATCTGAACTCCTGCCCATGTATTACCACCAGCACCACTTTTTTTAACGTCAAGAGCGTTTCTACCATTAAAATCACTTGGGATAATTGAAAGAGTAGGGTTACCACTAGTTCTAATATTAGTATCTGGGAAAAGAGAGTTAAGTATTAAGTTATAATCTCCTGTTATTGCATCTTTACCTTTTAGACTTTCCTTTTCTTGTTCTGATAGATTTTGAAAAGTTCCGTCTATTCCTTTTTCTCCTTGAATACCTTGTATCCCTTGTATCCCTTGTTCTCCTTTTTCTCCTGCTATATATTTCAAGTCTCTATATCGACTTATCCCGTTACCTATTTTAGCTTTTCCGGTGTCAGTCTCGTAGCCTAATTCTCCATCAAGCAGGATCAAAGAGCTTTCTTGCCATTCACTTAATGACATTCTTTTATGTTGTACTCTTATAGGAATTTTTTCTGCCATTAGTTACCTCCATCAAATATATATTTAGGTGTCTCGCTCCAACTTCCCTCTATATCATCATTATTGCTATCTGCAATTTCTAAAAATTCTATAGGTGCTGTTACTGGTGCGTTACTCCTAACATTAGTTTTTTTGTTTTGTTCTTTGAACCAAAGACTATTAATTTTTAAAATGTAATAACCATCATAGACATGTAACAACATTTTTTCAGTATCTCCAGCATTAAACGTTGTGTCTATAGGCTCGTAAAATTCATTTTCATCTACTAACCTAACCATTAATGGATGTGGAGCAGGTCTACTAAGTTTAAGTTTAATATCATAATAATCATTGTTTGTACAGATAGCTTCCCAGCTAATTGTGTACTCTTTACCTACTTCAAAACCATCTCCATTATGTTCAATTAATATATATGGTATTCCTGCAGGTATTTCTCTGTTTGTATCTCCCTCTACTCTATTCTTACCATAAGTAATAGAATCATCAGTTCCAACCATTTTTAAAGTGGTTTCTGCAATTTGTGTAGTTTCTTCAATTTGTTTTTTTAGTTTGTTAAGACTTTCTCCGTTGATAGATTTGAAACGCTCTTCAAATTCTAATACAGCCTTGTTAACTTCTTCTCTAAATGCTTGTGTTGTAACGTTAAACTCTTCTCTGATTTTTTTAGAGAATAACTCACTATTAATTACAGCCTTTTCAATTCCTTGTTTTGCACTATCTTCAATTTCTTTTTTCTTTTCATTGAAATACTTCATAAAGATAGCTTCTTGTTCGTCTAGTAATTGATTTAAACGTTCCTCAAGGTAAGAGTTTTGTTTTTCTATCTTCTCTAGTTGTGTTTGCGTTCCAGTTACTTGTGTAAAATTGCTTCTTGTGTCTCCGATTTCTAACTCGTGATTCTCTTCAAGTAACACATCCCACACAACTTTAATTACTTTTGCGTTCTTGTTCATTATTCCTAAATCTTCATAATAAACTTTTAATGTGTCGCAAAGGTCAACTACTTCTATTGCTGTGTTACCAAAAACGCTACTTACTTTAGATAGATCTTGATAAGATAGTGTCAAGTTTAGTTTTGGCACTCCTACATTATTACTTTTAATGTAATGATTAGCTTCACTTCTTAACTTTTCAACTGTTCTTATCTTGTCATCACTTGAGAAGTCTACTTTTAAAATTCTTCTATGAGTGAAGTTACTAGCATGCGGACTGTCTATTATTATCTCTGGAAGTGTTATTATTACCTCTTCTTTATCCTTATGCTTTGCGTTAGTATCTTGATATTTGACAAAAGGGAATATAGATGTGTAAGTTTCTAATATACTTTCTTCTTGTTCTATGTCTAACAAGTTCTTACCATAAGCGATAATTGTTGGTGTTTCTCTTCCCATTTGCTTATGTAGTTTAATGTTTAGGTTGTCAAACTCATACTCTCCGCCCCACACATCAAGAATAGATCCTTCTTTTCCTCCTAACGCTTCTCTTGCGTTTTCCATCTTGTCAATAGTCCAGTTAGTCGTGTTGTTTGTTGTAATGTCAGACCATACGAAAAACTTATCCTTACTATCTAATAGGTTATCCTTCCATATTTCAAGCGCATTTGTTGCGCTACCTTGTACTTTTATTTCTCCATTGATAACATTCATAGCAGTTTTAACATATGATTCATGTTGACAATAAAATTTGAATCCGTCTTTATTTTTTGTAATTTGTGATACTATGAATCTTTGATTCTTGGCACGATGTCCTGCATCACTTTTGATTATCATTCCTTCTTTAATCTTTTCTACATCTTTTCCATTGGAGTTGTAGTCAAATTCAAGAATATAAATTCCGTTACGCTCTCTTGAAACGTAACAATTAGAAGCATCGGTTAACACCGATACTCCTAAATGCTCAAAATTAGTTTCGTTTGCGTTATATAATATAGGATATGCCATTAAACGTTAGCCTCCCATCTAGGTGTAATTTCACAAGTAAAAGAGTTATTATCCCAATTAATAGTATTTTCTCCTAGTTGTAATACTGGGAAAGGATAAGTATATACTTTGTCGTATTGTGGCTCTTTGTTGTTGTAATAAGCGGACTGTGTCTCGCAGTCAATTACAATATGTCCGCTAACACCTTTTAACTTGAATATTTGCGAATTAATAGTTAACTTAACATCTCCAGTTCCTGTAAGTTTGATTAATGGTTTGCTTTCTCTAAGTTCTGGATTTACTATTTTTTGACCTCTTCTAATCTGAGTAGGTTGAAGTCCTAGTTTTAAGTATTTGATAGGATGTAATTTAAAGTTTAATATGCATTTCTTTTTAGCGTTTAAACTACCTTTTATATTAAACGTTTCAAAAAATGCAGCTTTATATAAATATTTATCATCCCAACTATACTCAAAGTCTTTCCATTCTCCGCTAGATTCTATTAACCATATATTCATTAATCTTGTTGTTTCTTCTACATCAACTTTAGGGCTTGTTACTTGCCTTTTCTCTAAATACCTTGTGCCATCTTGTCTATTTTTAACATCAAATGTTATATTCACTCCTTGATATAGAGTGAAAGGAAAGGATCTTGGAATAGGTTTTAAATTCTTTTTATTACGAATCTTTCCACCGTTAACTCCATCTATCTCAATTAATTCTATATTCTTTTCAGTTGATTCTATCTCTATATCATCCACAAGCCTTAATCCTAACTCTTTAGATGTTATGCCGTTGTATTTAATATATTTATTAATCAAGTCTTCCGCCCTCCTCTCTAATCATGAATTTAATTTGTTTATATAAATCTCTTACATCATCTTTAGAATGATTCTCAAAGTTTTCTATATGTAGTAACGCTTTGTAATTGTTAGCTGTGCTATTGTTAACTGTGTTATATCCTCCTGCAGTTGCAAGGCTTAATCCTCTACTACGTCCTAAACTTAACATTTTCTCAGGTGCGATACTCATTCCACTAGCTCTATCAACCATGTTTCCTAACGCTTTAAATACTGTTGGACTACCTTTTTCAATACCTTTAGCAAAACCTGCAGGAACGAACACACCTAATCTAGCAAATAACCTAGATGGTGAGTGAATCATCGCTGCTGCTCTTGCTGCTCTCTCTGCTTGTGCGACTAAGGCGTTTGCTGCTGCAGTTACTGCACCTAATGCACTCATCATCCCTTGTGCTAATCCGTTTCCGATTTGCGCTCCGATACTAACCATTGCTCCGATACCACTTCTTGCTACACCTTGCATTGCACTATTGATACTACTCATCGCTCCAGTAATAGCTCCTATAGAACCATTCAATCCGTTAGCAATATTTTGTCCGCATTCTTGACCTGCTTGGCTTCCTGTTTGGCTCATTTGTGATGCCATTTGAGTTAGTGCAGATATAATTTGAGAGCAAGCACTTTCTACTGCAGCTACTGCGCTTTGCATTGAACTAGTAATACTGCTTGCTACTGTTGTCATCGCACTACTTACAGATACTGCCATGCTTGTGATTTGAATACCTATTCCAGCTACTGTTGTCCCTATTGCACTTAATTGCGCTACTGTTGAAGTGATTGAAGCGCTTAAAGCAGTAAAGGACATTGACATTGTAGTTATTGCCATGTTTAATGTATCAAACATTAAAGATACACTACTTAACGATGCACCTATACCAGTAATAGCTCCGCTAAAGGCTGTAAATTGTGCTACTGCTGTTGTTAAACCAGTTGCCAATGTTTGAATACTCATGTTAAACATCTCAAGAGTTAAGCTCATTTGCATTAATCCCATTGTTGATGTTATTGCAGACGCTCCAAAAGTTGTTAAACCAGTTGCTGCTGCACTTATTGCTGTTGGTATAGTTTCAAACGCTGTTCTTATTGCTTCAATAGGAGCAACCAACGATTGCAAGGCTGTCCCTGTAGCTCCTGCCATGCTACTAACAGTACTTAATGCAGTGCCGAACGTAGTCATAGCATTTCCTAACGCTTGCATCTCTCCAGCTTTGCTAGTAACCTGTCCTAATCCTACAGCTAACGCTGTTAACGAACTTACAAGACCTGTAAACCCAACGCTTGCTATATTTTGGACACCTTCTCCGAATAATCTAAACCCGTTTCCTGCTCGCTCTGCAGATTCTCCAACGCTTCTGATTACGTTAGAGATACCATCTAATACTGACTTAATAGAGCTACCTACACTGTTGATTACTGTTCCAACACCTTCAAAGGCGCTTTTAATTCCGTTACCAGCACCCTCAAATGCACTTTTCAGTCCTTCTAATACTGATTTAATAGAGCTACCAACACTTTCAATAACACTTCCTACACCTTGCATTGCACTTTGAATAGCACTACCAACGCTAGTTACTACACTTCCGATGCCCTCGAATGCTAATCTTATTCCGTTACCTGCTCCAGTTGCAGCAGCACCAACTCCCTCTAGTGCGCTCTTGATTGCACTTCCTAAGCTAGTTACTACACTTGCCACACCTTGTAGAGCTGTTTGTATTCCAGTTCCGATTGCAATAATAACTGTAGCTACACCTTGTAAGGCTGCTTGAAGTCCTGTTCCCAATGCTGTGATGATTGAAGTTAAGGCTGTTCCTAATGAAGAGATAATAGCTGTAAGACCTCCAGATAACGCTGTAATAACTGCGGATATTGCTGTACCTAGTGCAGCGAATACCATAGCTACTCCCTCTCCTTGCGTTCCTAAAAGTGCAAGTCCTGCACAAACTAGAGCGATTGCTGCACCTAGTGCTAAGAAGTTTTGAGGCGGTACCATTGCTATCGCTTGTCCTAATCCTCTAAATGCTGTTGCTAGTCCTGTTCCTATGCCTTGTGCTGCTGTTGATATTCCTTTACCTAAACTATCAATGATTTTAGGTACACCACTTAACGCTGTTTTGATGCCTTTCCCAATGCCTTGAGAAGCTGTTGAAATACCTTTACCAACGCTTTGAACTCCTTTGCCTAGTCCTTCGAATGTGTTTTTTAAACCAATTCCTACATCTTTTGCTACTGAACCAATACCTTTTAGCGCAGAGTTAATAACTCCTCCAATTCCTTTTAAAAGTGATTCTAAACGGCTTTTCGATTCGCTTACTTTACCTGTAACATCCTCTAACGGATTACCTATACCGCCTTTACTAGCTCCTTTAGAGCCTTTTAGCATTTTCAAGAAGTCTAATCCTTTAGACGCCATTTTAATAGCTTTAATTGAACTAGCTATCGCTAAGAATCCGTAAGCTATAGCACTTAATACACTTGGTGGGATAGCGCTTATAATCTTACCTATTGCGCTAACTACTTTAGCTGCCCATTTAACTATCTCTCCGAACACTCTTGCTATAACAGATAATACACCACTATTAGCTAACGAGCTTATAATATGAGATATTGCATTACCAACACTTTTAAGAGCGTTACCAACTGCAGTAACTGCTCCGCTATCTCTGAATGCATTCCACATCTTTTTAACTGTGTTAGTTAACAATGTAACACCAGCAGTTATTTTGCTAACAATTCCATCGATATTAATTCCATCTAAGAAATTACCTAACTTCTCCGCCATCCCGTTGAAGTCTATCTTCTCCATTGCATCGGTTAAACTTTTAATAGCTTTAATTCCGAATTTACTAAGTTGTTTAAAAGCTGGCTCTAGTTTGTTTGCTAGTGCTTCTCTTGCACCGTCTATAGCTTGGTCTATAGTTTTAAATTCAGTTGCCATTTTTGAAAAGTCTGCGTTATTACCAACTTTCTTAATAGCATCGAAGAACTCTTCTGTTTTTACAGTTCCATCTTGAACACCTTTTACAAGTTCCTCTAAAGACATTCCCATTTCTTTGGCAACTGCTGCCATCCCTGCAGGTGCTTGCTCCATCATCAGTTTAAAGTCTTGCCATGCTACTTTAGGTTTCGCTGCCATTTGTACCGCTTGTGTACTTAATGTTTTCATCGCTTGCTTTGGATTTTCCGCTGCTGCAGCTAATCCTCCAAAACCTGTTACTAGCTTATCCGTTTCTTTTACACCAACTGCTGCTAATTGTGAATAGGTTTGCGCCATGTCAGAAGCACTATAGATAGTTTTAGTAGCGTAGTCTTGCATTGCAGCTTTTGCTGTTTGAATCTCGCTAGAGCTTTTATCTAACATTCTCATATTACCTTCGAATGTTTGCCACGCTTTAGATGAGTTGTTAAGCTCTGTCATCATGCTTTTAATACCGCTAGTAACACCGCCAATAACTTTACCAATACCAGCACTAACTAAATTAGCACCTAACACACTTTTAAATAAAGAGCCTGTCTTTTGTCCTGCGCTTTTAAGCCCCTCTAGTGAATCTTTAATTCCCTTTATCCCAGACTTTGCCTTTTCTCCAGTTAAGTCAACATCTATTTTTACTTTACCTACTGCCATTATTCAACCTCCTTTCTTGTTTATTCTTTAAGATAATTTATTAATCTTCTTCGTAAGGAAGTTCATATTCTTGTTGTAGTTTTCTCATGTCTTCTTTATACTCTGCGCTGTCTCCTTTTCTTGGCTTCCATGAACGTATTTTCAAGACTTCCATGAATTTCGTATCACTTGGAAGTCCGTTTAACAGAGCATTAAACTTTTTCCAATGCAATTTTTGTCTTTCTTCGATTAAATCGATTCCATAAGCCTGAAAAAAAGAAGCGAATATATAATCCGCATCATACTTTAGACTATATACTCGCTCCTCCTCTTTCTTTTGTTGTACTGGCATAGGGTTGCCAGCTAGGTCATATTCAATTGCTTGTGTTTTTTCGTTGACAATGTGTTCTTTGAACACTTCTTCTAAGATTTCGTTTACTTCAATCAAGTCAAAATTTGAGAAATTAGCACCAGTTAGCATTTGTAAAGCTAAATAAGGCTTTATCTCCTCTTGTATCTCTGTATCTTGAAGTAGTTCAAATACTCTTAACACTTTGCCAAATGATAAGTCAAGAGGATAAACATCATTACCAATTATTAAATTATCTTCTAGTTTCTTTGATAAATTTAACATGGTTAGTCTTCAAGATATTTCAATAGTTTATCTTCTTTATAAGTGTTCCCGATTTCTTCAAGTAAACCTTTAATCATTTGAATAGCAAACAATAAGCAAGAAATACTAGATTCATTAGCTAAGCTATAAACTCTAGTGAACACATCTGTATCAAATAGTGATTCCCATATATCTTTGCTTATGTTGTAGATAGTGTCTATATCTTCCGTTGTTCCTGTCATGTTATTAGCTTTTTCTTCTAACTTACCTAGTTCTTTTCCTAATCTATCAAGTTCTTTTATGTTTTTATCATTTACTGCAAAGTTTAAAGTAAACTCTCCAAATTCTACTGGAATAGTGTTTTCATATCTTTTAATAACTACCATGTTAAATATCCTCCTAAATTATGTAAATTAAACTACTGCTGTCTCTTTAGGTAAAGTAACCCAACGAAGAGTACATTCAAAGTTTTCAAACTCGTTAGCGTCTCCGTCTCCTGCTTTGATTCCACTAGCGATGGCTACTGCTTCCCATTGTGTTTTGTTGTCAGATGAAACAACTTTAAACCATACTTTACGCTCATCTCCTACTTTATATCGTAGTCCTGCGATTAGTTTTTGCGCTTCATCTTCTACATCGTAGTTCCCCTCGAATGAGAAACCAGCTTTAACAGAAACTACTACCTCCTCTGGTGTCCCGTCTCCGTCATAGTATGCGATGTCGTCAGTATCTTCATCTGTTTCATCGTTTACAGTTTTAATGTATTTCGCTAACAGTTTATAATCTGCTTTTTGTGGCGCTGTCGTTGGGTTAGCAGGGTTAAAAACTGCTACATAATGCTTTCTAAGTGCGTTCTTTTGTCTTGCCATTAATTGTTATCTCCTTTAATTTCTAATTTTGCTGTTAATGTTAATGTGTAAATGAAAAAACCTTGCTCATCTTGTCCGTTGATAGATGGCTTGGCTATTTCCATTTCTAAAAATTGATACGAATTATTTAAACTAGGTAATTTTATTCCAAATTGTGATAAATAGCTGTGAATAGTCCATATAATAGCATTTGCTCGTTGATTGTCTTTACTCTTTACTGCGATTTCATAAGGTAAGCTAATTTCTTGTGAGCCGTCCATGAATAATTGTTCTACACGTCCACCGCTTATAAGATTAATAACTAGGTCATCTCTTTCATTAAAGTAGTCTATTCTAGCCTTTAATCCTAAATTAAGTGTGTTTACATAATTACATAGAACTATTTGAAAATCATTGTTTGTTATCATTGCAAATTAAGTCCTTTCAATACAATTTCTTCCCATTTACTCATGTTAGAAGCCTCTGCTTTTTCAACCCATTTAGGGCCAGTGCCACCTACAGTATATTTCCTAAATGTAACAATACCATTTGTGCCGAAGTAGTGCGCTCTTGCATATACTGTGTGCCATACTGCAGCAGCTCCCTCTGTTCGTCCACTTCCTACAAGTTTTCCTGTTTTGCCTTGCGGTACATAACGTTCTGAATCCATAACAACTTGATTAGCTACTATAGTTCCAGCTTTCTTAATACCTGCAGGAGTAACAGAGTTCTCTAACTTGGATATATCGTAACTAATTGTAATACTCATTAGATTACGTTAACCTCGTATGAGAAGACTTTGCCGTTAAAGTAATTTACTTGATAACTTACTACTTCATACGTTCCATGCTCATCTGTAATTGTTGCTTGTAACCAACTATCATCTACTTTCACTTTAGAGAAACGTGGATATATAAATATATTCCCTGTTTTGTTCCTAACCGTGTTTGTTAGCTTACTAGCTTTTTCAGTCTTATCTATCGTAAGTCTATCAAACCTTACGAAATTCACTGTAAAAGGCTCTTGGTGGGAGTTTTTCCCCCACATATCAACATCATCAATTAATTGTACTTGGATAGTATCAGTTAGTAGTCTTTTATCTATCATATATAGCTTTCTTATAACCGAAACCAACGCTATTTAGTAAGTTAAGTGTATCTTGTGAGAGATTGAAGTTATCTTTAATAGCGTTAGTTGTGTTATTGCTGTAATTGATTGTAGTTCTACCTATAGACAAGCTATTTAAACTTGCCTTATCCTCTGCGGTTGTTATCCCGCTGCTATCCATGTAATTAATTTGATATGCTATTGCTTGCTTAACTGCGTTTTTCCTTATAGGATTATCAGATTCAAACTCTACATTGCTGTAAAAGTAGTCTGTATATAAATCTATAACGCTGCTTGCTCGCTCTTCTAACTGTTCAAAGTTATCTATCTCATCAAAACCTAGTCTTTCGTATTCATTTGAAGTTAAGTAACTCATTTTTTAACCTCCTACAAAGAGGAAGCTAGATTACTAAACTTCCTCTGTGCTTTCTTTTTTAGTTTTCTTTAATACTAATGCATCTTCACCTAGAGCTAGTTTAATCTCTTCTGCTCTTTCTTCGGTAAACTCTGCTGTTTCTCCTACTGAATAAGTGCATTTCTCGTATTTGTCTGTAAATTCTTTCTTAATTGTATATTTAGGCATTGTTACCTCCTATTAAGCTATTGTACCCGCAATTTTAATAATAGCTTTCTTGTTATCTTCAAGAACGTAAGTACCACCTTTAGCAGCCGCTTGTAAATGAACTCCGTCAAATTCTGTAGCTTCTACAGTTCTTGCTGTGTTGATACCAACGAATGCAATTACAATGTTATCTGGCGCAAAGATTCCTAATGTTCCTGTTTCTAAGTATTTCTCAGGAGTTTCTACTAACTCAATACCTTTGTATTTAAGTAAACCGTTGCTATCTAAAGAAACACTTGAACCTTTAGCTGTAGTTGTAGAAGCCATATCAATGATTGCGTTGTAAAGCTCTGCTCTGATATAAGCTTTCATAGGTGCATTAATCTCTGTGTTAACTGTGTAAGCAGTAACTGCGTTGAATAACTTTTTGATACTAGCTTCTGTTAAGTCTGCTAAGTTCTCTGTTTTACCTGCATTTGTAGAAAGGAATTTCCCTATACGTTTATTCATTTCTCTAGTTTGAGCTTCTGATTGTAGTCTTAATCTATCTGCAACTGCTGCGTTTAAATCGTTGTTAACTGTGTAACGGTCTAATCCTTCGTGAATAGCTAAAGTGTAGCTATAAGGTACTTCTTCATCTTGGTAAATAACTTCTGTCATGTTACCGAATCTACTTCCAGCTCCTGTACCTGTTCCAAAAGATGTATTAGCATCTGTGCTGTAAGTTCCTACTACTACTGGAGTTGCGTTAGTTTTAACTGCAAATGCTTTAGCGTTGTGTTGTACTCCATCTAAAATTTGAATAGGAGCAACTACTCCCTCAAATGCTTTCTTAACATCAAATACTGTTGATAACATTTGCTTGTATTGTGGTGCATATTGTCTAACTGGTAAATTTTGATTTCCTGCCATATTTTCTAATCTCCTTTGTTTGTGTTATTTATATTGATTTATAATTGCTTGGAACGGGTCTGTTTCTGCTTGCCCTGTTCCGTTTGGATTCCCGCCAACAACTATTTGCGGTTGTGTTTGCTGTTGTACTTGCTCTTGTTCAAATAGAAACGGTTTAGTCTCTCTTAATCCGTTAACTACTTCATCTAGTTTAGGTTTTCCATCTTCTCCTAGTTCTATCTTGTCAATGTCTATTAGTTTCATTAACACATCAGAATCGTATGCCTTAACATCTTTTAGAGCTAGTGCTATAGCATTAGTTTTATTTATTTGTTGCAGCTCTCTATCGCTCTCAATCTTGTACTGCTCGTATTCTTGTTGTAATTTTTCTAATGCCTGCTTAACATCGCTGTTAGCTTCACTACTTTTCTTTAAATCTTCTAGCGTTTGTGATTGAGTTTCTAGTTGCTGTTTCAATGTTTCATTTTCTGCAAGTAGTGTCTGTCTTTCTTGTGTCCTAGCGTGTTCTAGTCCTGCACCGTACGCTTGCATTATCTCGTCTATCGCTTCTTTATCCGTTATACCTGCATTAATTAACATTTCTCTTTTTAAGCTCATTTAAGAACTCCTTTCGTTTTACGTCCATCGACTAAATTTTTAATGCATAACGTGGCATTAAGCACGAAAAAAAAGCAGTTTAACGTCTTACTTTAGGACTAATTTATTACCATCTTAAAACAAATGGATTCTTTTCTATTAATTCTCTTTTACTGCTCCTTAATGTTCTTTCACGGAGCTTTAACTTGTCATATAGCTCTGTATTGTCAAGAGCTTTTGCTATTTGTTTATTGTCTTTAACTTTCTTAATCGCTCTTTCATAAGACTTTAGCTTTGCCTTATCCAGAGCATTTTGTTTTAATTCTTCTTCTGTTAGATTCTCTACATCTTCTCTTAATTTAGGTTTGTAGTTTACACCTATTACAAATGGTGTAAGGTAGTGACCGCAGTTGATACCTAGACAACCCCCCGGTGTTCCTAGTCCATAATCTGGTAAACTTAACACTCGCTCTCCGTTGATTGTTCTTGCTACTCCTTTAGTAACTATTCTATGTTGTAGAGGAGCGCACATCTCTCTAGCGCTTGACTTGGCGCTGTAGTAATAAGTGTCTATCCCGAACTCCTCCGCAGGCTCTTCTTTTAGCTCTCTATAAGTTCTGAAAGTTGTAGTCCTTATTACTGTTTGTGCGTAACGCTCTGCAGTCCATGTTCTACCTCCTCTATCTACAAATGCAGTAAAGCCATTGTCAAACATTTCAAATACTGCTTTAGTTAAGGCTTTTTTCTCATCTGATATACCACCAACAACCGCCCCTACTGCTTTCTCTAGTGCTTGCTTAAAGCCTTTTTGTAGAGCAGGAGGAAGAGAGGTATTAATTAAATTATTAGTTTCGTACATGGTTTGTCTCGCCATTGCATCTAAAGACTTTTGCAAGCCATAATTGATATTAGCAGTTGTCTCTAGCGCCTTTGCTAGTTGTTCGTGTCCGTGCTTGTATATTTCAAATCCCTCGTTAGCAATAACATCTCTGAACAGCCTTTCTGATATATCACTATATTTAGCTATTGTTTGAACATTCTCTTCTGTTAACAAATGCATATCGTTTAACTTTTCTAATTGCCATACATAAGGGTTTCTTAATAAATCTGCATTACCACGTTGCTTTAATCTTTTAATTGTATTTATCATAAGTTCTATAGTTAAATCATGGTAGACTTGTTCTACTTCTTTAGACTTTAACCAGAACTTACCATCGTTTTCTGTTATCTTCATCTTCGTTTATTCCATAAATATCTATGTCTTCTTTTTCTAACTGCGGCTCAACTTCTTTATTAATCTCGCTTAACATCTCGCTAGCTTCTTCATCAGTTACATTTAATATCTTACCTATTGCAAACTTACGACTTACTAATCCACTAGCTACAGCCTTAATCCAGTATGTAAGCTCTGCGTTTCTATCAGTAAATATTCCATCATCTAAATTAATAGATATTTCTTCGAATGTCGGTATTTCTCCGTTATAGATTCCGTTAGCTTTAGCAAGTTCGCAAATAGATATTACTAACTCTTTCAATGATATTTCTACTAGTGAAACTATACTGTTTCTCATTTGGTAAGTATCTGAATTTTCACTAACTACCTCTGTAGCAGTTTTCATGCTCTTACCATCAAAAGTAAACATACCAGCACTAACTCCTAGCTGCATTTCAAAAATTGATAAGCCTTTGTTAATTGCTTTGATATAATCCTCTGCTCTAATCGGTGTAGTTAAGTCTACTATCTTGTTATCATCTATCCCACCACCAACTTGAACAAATACATTTTGTTCTACTTCAAACCTACGTTTCTTAACGAATCCGCCGTTCTCATTTTGGAATGTTACTTCTGTTAAGTTATCTGGTACTGCAACTCTGCGTTGCCCCATCTTAATCTCCCACATAAACTCATCATATGTGCGATTGATAAAGTCTATTGTAGTTTTTGCATTATCAAAGATTGATAAACCTAGTGGACTGTTAATGTCTTTGTTATTCATTCCTGCTGTTTTAAGGTAAGTAAATAACGGTCTACTTAAACCTTTAATTGTTACACTCTCTGTTAAATCTTCGTACAATTCAGTTAAAGGTACTCTAGTTCCTACTACACTACTAGAATTAGATTTATAAAGCTCGTTAGTAATTTCTAAGTCTTCTCCGTCCCACTCGTGAAACTCTATTAGTGTGTAATATTTGTTCTCTTTGCCTTCACTCTTAATAGTCTTTGTAACAATAGCGCTACTTGATATATCTTGAGTATTGCTCTCTAACGGTAAGAATACTGGTGCTTGAATGAAAGCTATCTTAATTGTTTTACCATCAAAGTATGGACGCATTGCTAGACCACCTAGTGCTAAACAACTTTCAAGATATCGTTCAAAGTTCTTGTTAAACTTATCGTTGTTAAGTATGCTTTGAATAAACTCGTTTGTTTGTTCGTTCTCTATTGTGATTTCTGCTTGCTCGTTATAAACTAAACTAGCTATCTTTTTACAAGCAGTTCTTGCCAATGGCAAGTGATTATATTTTCTAGTTTGCTGCTCTCCATCTGTGTTGATGTATTTCACATCATCAAATTTACTTTGATAATATGTTAAGTTACTCTGAATCCTATTGTATTCTTCACTAGTAACTGCTATCTTCGGATGGTCGGTTAAATTTATTAAACTTCCCTGCATTTGCCATTTGCTCCTTTTAAAAAAATTCTTGATTATCTGTATAATTCCCATTTAATCGCTCCTATGCTTTTAGTCCTAGAAGTTTTGCGTTGTCTAAAACAAAATACTTAAATTCATCTACTGTATGGTCGTCCTCTTTAACCACTCTTGGCTCTTCTGTGTTGATAGTCTTTTCATCGTATCTATACATCTTATGTTCTTCAATAAATATTTTGTTATTTTCATTGTCTAAATAAAAAAATCTACCTTGCGCAAGTAGACTTGTTACCATATCAATCATGGTTTGATTTTTCTTTTTAGCTACTGGATGCCAACGTATACCATAATCTTTAAAGAACTGGTTTCTTAAAGCACCCTCTGCACTATCTATTGTTAACTGAATTAAGTTAGCATTGTATCTGTCTTGTACTTCATCTATAAACGATTTAATCTCAACAGTTAACTCACTAGGTGCTAACTTAACACTCTTACCTGCTGGACTATAATAATACGTGTCTAATAGAATTACATTACCTCTTGCAGTAATACCATAAGCACCGCAAGCAGTAGCGCTCTGTTGATGCCCTGTATCTAGTGCATACGATATTCCTATTAATCTATCATTGCTAGGTAGTTCAGTTAACGGATGGAAACAAGACATATTATAAACATTACTTCCTAGTCCTACTGGCTCTCCTAGATAGATGTAACGATAATACTCATAATCGTTTTGTTTAATACGCTCAATATCCAGTAGCATTTGTTCAGTAACGAATCCTAGTTCATCGTTTAAGTAACTAGATTCATGTACTAAATAACTATCATCTGTCTTTACTTCCTCGCTCCACTCATTAATCCAGTTGTAAGGGTTTCTAGGCGGGTTGTAGCTCCAGTAGAATTTAACAAACCTTACGTCTTTATGCTTCTGTCTCATGAAAGTAATGTTAGTTTGGTCAAACTCTTCTTTACTGTCAAACTCCGCAGCCTCTTCATACCACACTGCAACAATATCGCTTATATCGTTTGATTTTAGCTTTTGGAAGTCATCTGCGCCATAAAAGTAAAAGGTAGAGCCTGTGTAAATATGTGTGATTTTAAACGGGCTTACTGTTGCTTTGAATTGATTAGCATAACCATAAATATTTAAAGCCCATTGTATCTTGTTGAATACACTATCTCGTATTGTGTTAGCTACTTTTCTGATTACTACTACATTAGCTCTTTTATTCTTGTTTAGTTGTTTACTCATCTCTTTAACTAGCTTTAACGCTACTACAGAAGACTTGAAACTGTTACGTCCACCTTTTAAAACGTTGTAAGGGACTTTTGATTCCCACACGCTTTTAAAGTGCGGATTCACGTTCTTTTCAATTCTAAATACACTCATTAATCATCATCCCAACTATCAACGATTATTACAGGCTCTGGCGCTGCTGCGTTGTCTTTTTGGTCGCTCCATGCTGCTTTACGATTCTTCAACCAAAATATTTGAGCTGTTGTGTTTGGTTTGCTGTATTTAGTAACAGTTACTACAGCTCCTGCATTAGTTACAGTTTCTTCTGTGTAGTGGAAACCTACAGCGCTCTTAAATAATGCGTTCTCTACTTGCCTGTCTACTACTTCCTTGCCTTTTTTTAAGGAGGACGAAAAAGACACAAAGCGTTTCTTCCACCCTTTGAAAGTAGTGTAACCTATTCCCATATTTTGAGCTATTTGTTTATCGGTTAAGCCATCTCTTGCCCAACCTTCTATAACTGTTAAACCTTCTTCCGTTAACCAGTCATCATACTTTGCCATTTTATCGCCCCCTTTCTTGATAAAATAAAAAAAGCACCGTTTAAAGTGCTTTTCTTTCGTATAAAAAAATTAAAAAAATATTAAAGGTATGTCGCATTGTAAATATTTTTTTATGATTACCCGAAGTATTAAAAAATAAAATTAAAATAAAGAGTTTTTCATTATGAATAGAAGTAATAATCTTCAATTTTGCAAGTAGCTAACAGAGAACGTTTTGCCTATTTATCTTATATATAATTTTGTTAGTAATTATGATTTAAGTAATTATGTTTTAAAAAATATTAATCTGAAAGGAAAGTTTTATCGCTCAAACACGATATTATGACTAAATACCATTTGTTAACTTTCCCTGTTAACTCTTACATTTATATTATATCAAATTCAAATATACTTGTGTGTACCTCTTTATACTTATTCCTACTTTCTAATACTTATTTAAACTCTAGGGATATAGATTTCTTTTAGAGCTGCCGTGTGCTTGTTAGCTCTAGTGTTAGTGCTTATATCTAACCTAGTTTCAATTTCATCCCACTTCTTGCATTCTATATATCTCATGCTTAACAATAATCTGTACTCATCATTTTTAACATTGTCTATTACTTTCATAATCTCTAGTATTGAATCATGTAATTCTATGTTCTTTTGAATGATGTATTCTTTACACTCGTCCGTCTTATCTATAAGTGCTTCCCAGCTAGATTTATTTCCACCTTTGATTTGTTCTTTTGCATAATCAATAGCTTTTACTTGTGATTTTCTGTACTCTATTGTTTTTAGTGTGTTATTTTTACTCTCAATCAATCCTTGTAAATAATTAATTCTACTTAAATAATGAATTTTCCAGTTTGCTCTCTTTTCCTCTTTCGTTCTCATATACTATCCTCTTTTAATCTTATTTAACTCTCTTACGATTCAATACTAATGCTAGTGCTAATGCTCCTACAATTAAGAATGTTACATCTTTACTTGTTGTCCCTGTTGCAGCTAACTTCTTAACTTGATTAGTTTGTTTAGTTTCTTTTTTAACTTCCTTAACAACTTTAGTTACTTCTTTTTCTTTTGGCTTTTCAATCTCTTTTGGTTGCTCTGGAATCTTAAGTTCTGGTAATTCTAATACTGGAGCTGGTGGTAACATAGGTATATCATTAATATCAAGATATGGTTTCTCTAGCACTGGTGCAGGTGGTAGTAAAGGTATATCTTTTAAATCAAGATAAGGCTTTTCTACAATCGGTGCTGGTGGCATTAACGGAATATCATTAATGTTAAGTTCTGGCTTTTCGTATTTAGGTGCTTCGTTAGGTATTTCAAATACTGGTTCTGGTTTGTTTTCTCCCTCTACATTTCCTGTACCTTTTGCAATTTGCACCTCTACATCTTTATCCCAATCTACATTGTTATCCGCTTGAACTCTTAAATTGTTAGTTGGATTCTTGCTTGTATCTTTTAATTTAACTAAGTAGTTAACAGAAACTATATCATTTAATGATGGTAATGTAATTGTGAATCCTGTATCAGTGATATTAATGTATTTAGAATCTACATCTCCGATTTCTGTCCATGGGTCAATATTTGATAGAATTTTAGCTTCTAAGCTTCCTTTTACATACTCTTGGTTGCTGTCCCATTTGTCAGTTATTACTGCGTTAGTAAGGTTAGCTTTCTTATAATTCAGTCTACCCCACCAATTAATTGTGTTACTGTCTTTTTGAACGCCCCATTTTGTAACTATTTCTTGCGGGTCTGGTCGTCCATCTTGTTCAACTTCTGTTTTTACTACTGTTCCATTGAAATTTAAATCATAAGTTTTTTTCTCTATACCTGTAACTTTCTCTTTGTTCCATACTGTCATTAGTGATAGCTGCATACTCTTATTTAATGGTTTGTTAGTGAAATAATCGTTAAATACTGTAGTAACATTGTTATTCTCTACGCTCGCAGTTGCTTTTCCTACTACTGCACCCTCTGCGCTGTTTACATCAAAATTATAGCTTGTTTGTAAATTAAGCTCTTGTGGTAGATTGAATACGACCTTATCTCCGTTATTAATCTTTAAATCATCGCTAAATTTAGTCTTATATTCTACTGTAACTGGGCTGAATCTGTCTCCACTTGTTGTAACTTTAACTTCTGGCTTGTCAACTTTAATCTCGTTGGCTGCTGCATATCCTCCAAAAAATATAATCATAAAAATTGTTGTTATTGTAAATAGTATCTTTTTCATTTATTCTTTATCCTTTCTTTTCTTATCCTTCTAATATTGTAAAATCATCAATTTTCTTTCCGTCAATGTTTGTAACTCTCACAGACAAAACAGAGAAATAATAACCGTTTCCGTTATCTGCGTGGCACTCTGCTTGCGCTATCTCGTTTTGGTTATGGAATACTGTTATATACAGCTTGTTTACGTTCTCGTCGTAGAAAACTTCTTTATCATGTCTAAATTGAACATCAGTTATTATTCCCTCAAAGTTTTCTGACAACTTCCAGACACCATAAGCACACGCTCAACAATCATTATCAGACATATAAAACTTGACTTTTGTTCCATCTTTTAAAGTTAACGTATCTTCGTTGACTCTCGTTATCTCTTCATACAATAATACTTGTTTAAATTTTTCTAAAGATTCCATTCTTTTATATCCTCTAACCTTTCTACTTTTAAATTTTTAGCGCTAATTGTTTCTATCTTTAAACTTCTTGTAATTTCTTCATGTATCTTTTTTAATTCTTCATTATTATCTATTTTTAACTGCATTTCTCGCATCCCATCATTAAATCTTTTTTGTGCCAGCCCATGTTTTATAAATGGTTTACCTCTATTACTAGGACTGCTTTCATAGTATTTCTTTTTACAAAATGTCTTTAGTATTATTTCTCTTAAGTAGTATAAAATCAATTTCATTTTCTTTATACCTCTACCCCTAACTCTTTTAACTCTCTTATTACTTCATCTCTCTCCCTTTGATAGATGCGGCTTAAATAACTAGCTCTTGGCAACTTATCAATTATTTCCTCGTATCTTTCTAACTTGATTTTCAATTCACTTGCTTTACTTAAATCTTCTAATTTCATGTTAACCCTCCACTTCAATTAATACTTTTATTTTCTCTAACTCTTCTAAAAACTGTAGCGTTCCTATCGCTCGTGAATTTTGATATACTTCATCTAGCTTTTTAGCAAAGTCTGAATCCAGTTCTATTTGCTTATTTTCATTTAACCTAGCTTTTAATGTTATAGTCGATGTTCCTTTTTTAGCTTTTATTTTTACATCATCTAACCATATCTCTATATTGTCTTTTTCAAATAACCTTTTAACTTTATATATTACGTCTTTTTGATTCTCTTCGCTAGTTTTTGATAAATCTGGTAAAGGATATAAATTTGCATCGTATCCATAATATTGAAGTTTGTTGTTTGTTGATTTATCTTCCTCTAAATACCATGTTTGAGCTTTGTAAATGTCATCCTCTTTTATATCTACAGCTACTGGATATTTACTTTTCATTAACAAAACACCTCTTTTATTTCATCTCCGAATAAGTCAATGCACTCTTGAGCTATTTCTCTTGTTTTGAAATATGGTAGTTTAGCAAAATTTGTTGAATTATAACCCCACGTTACATTTAATCTTTCTTCAACATGATTATAATAAACATACCATTTCTTTTCATCATCACTCCAATCAGGTTCCCATCCCTCGTTATGAATCTCCGCCCATTTCTTAATTTTAAACAGTAGTCTTTGTTCTTTTAAACGCTGTTTAGCTTCTTCTTCAGTGTTGAAATAAAAACCTCTTAAATATCTATCTTTATCCCTTGCAGAAGAAACAAAATTTGTTATATAAACTTCACTGCATATATCATCTATATAATATAAAGTATCGTACATATCAGGCAGCTTAACTTCAAACTTTTTCTTTTCTTCAAGTTTAGCTATTAACTCATCTTTTAATTGTTCCACTTTTTCGTTAAACTCTTTTATTAATTCTTCTTTATTCATTTTCTTTTATCTCCTTATAAGTGAAATATTCAATCTCATTTACATTAATCACTTCATAACTTCCTAAATTTAGAAAATTACCTTCACTTCTCTTAAAACATGTGTCAAATAACCAATCTAACTCAACATCACTAATTATTAAATTTAATATCCTACCACTTTTAAATACAATCGTTAAATTAAATTTTACAATTTCGTTCATTTTTTACCCCCCCTAATCGTCTAATTCTCCGTTATATTTTGGTATTTCCATCCAGTAAATAATATCATTATCATTGTTTTCAAAACCTAATCCCCCATCAACTTCTACCCACGTATCAATAGTGGTATCAGTAAATCCTCCAGAAGACAAAGGCAAAGTTACTAGAACTTCTTCATCAAGTTCGGGTATATCTCCATCCCATATCTCGTTGGAATATCCTTTAAAAAATTCTTTTTCTTCTTCATCCATTTCTCTTAAATAAACTTTTTGCCATTTCATTGTTAATCCTCCTAATCATTTAAAGTAACTATTTCATTGTTAGGTAGTTTAATTATTGCTTTTTGTAATGAATCCTCGACTTTATCTTCTTTAAACACCGTTAAACTTAAACCTAAAAAAATCAATAACAATCCAAACAAAATTAATGAACCTGTGTTTTCCTCAAATCTTTCCATTATATATCCTCCAATAACTCCTTGTTCTCGTATATATTACCTATTACTTCAATTTCTCTACAAATACATTTATCAAGGAATACAGACAAATTTTTATTACTCATAGATAATATTTTATAAACCTCACTTCTTTTAATTGTGTATATATCGTCACCATCTTTCACAATATCTCCCACATAAATATACTTTCCATTCTCTTCTTTCATTCCTGTGTTATTCATGAACTCTACTTCATCGAACAATCTAGTATATGTACATCGAGTTTTGCTATCAAAGAAAATAACTATCTTGTTTTTGTAGTCAATAACTTGGGTGTCATAGACTTTATTTTTATCTTTTACATAAATCTTTGGTTGTAACATTTTTATAACTCCTTAATTTGTCTCAATAAACCGTTTAAATCTTCTTTAGTTTCTATATAACCTATAACATTATCAGTAATAGGTGTGTCATATGTTAATTTGTCTTCTGAATCTAATACAGCTAGTTCTATTCCATAACTTATATCATGATAAATTACGCTAGCTCCATATCCATTTGGGAATGTATAAGCTGTCGCATATCCGTTGAAAAGTTCTTTTTGCCCTGTTATATACTCTTTATAATCAGATGATACTGTTTTATCTTCTCTTATCTCCATCTCTCACACTCTCCTATCTTAATTTTATTTATAAGGCTTGAATTGATTTTCAAGACAAGCCTTATGAATCCTACTTGTTACCTACGAATATTAATAACACTTTTTTATTCTCGTGAATGCTATCTAAAACTTTAACTTCTAACACTTTTTCGTTTGCTGCATCCAGTCCAATCTCATCAATATTACTATCTTGAACAAACTCGTTAATATCGTTTGCTAACATTCCCTCTGTTGTTTCTATTTGTATTACTTTTTTTAAGTTATCTAGCATTAATTTCTCCTTTGTTTTTAAATTTTGATTTTATTGATTTTTATTGAAAATATTATAGACCTAAGTTTAACAACTCTGTTAAACATTCTTCTTTTTCTTCTCTCTTTAAACTCTTAAATATTTCAATTATATCTTTAATAGCTTCTTGTCCGTTGCTTTGTAAGAGCTGTGATACTTCAATCCCTCCTTTCATAGCTATTACTTTCAATCTATTCTTGTTAGGTAAGTGATAGCCATTTTCCCAACGATACACATCTGATTTTTTAGCATTAACTAACTTTCCGAACTGTTCTAATGTTAATCCTAGATTTACTCTTATATCATGAATCTTCTTACCTACTATTTTCTTATGCATCTCTTTTAAACTCTTATCTTTCATTTTTTAATACTCCTTATCTATTACCTTCTGCAGCTCATACACACTTACACCTGTTGCCTTACTAATCTTTTTCCATGTACTGTAACGTTGCCTTACGATTCCCTCTCTAGCTTCTTGTATAGTTTTTCTATGTAGTCCAGTTACTGCAGCTAATCCTGTGTTAGTAACTCCAATCTCTCTCATTAATTCATCAAGTTTAGTTCTTTTCATTTTCTTTTATTTTCTTTCTAATGAGTTCTAATATCTCTGCAGGGCTTTCTTTAACACATAAATATTCTTCATTTAGAGAAACCTCTGTATATTCTGGGGCTTTAGTAAAAGGGTTTATGTAATTAATCGTACTTGCGTTTATTAGCATGTTTTCGTTGTTCCCTGCTCCTGTTAAATTAATAAACGGCGTTCCTGCTGTAATATCTTCTATAACCTCTTTATTAGCTGTTTCTGGCTGTTCTAAGACTTTCTCTTTACTTTCCTTTGTAATTTCCTCATAAAGCTCTTTAATCTTGTTATATCGCTTTATATTAGGTCTACCGCCTTTTTCCCATCTGTAAATAGCTTGTACATCTACTCCTAGATTATGTGCTAGCATAGGTGCGTTTAAATTGTAATGCTCTTTAATTTTTTTTATCATTTCTTCAACTCTAATCACTGGCTTTACTTTCCTTTCTTGTTTTTCTTTTTTAATTTTTTCAATATTGTTAAATGTTGTAAATAAATTATTCTGAGCCGACTGTTGCATATTTTTCTATTCCTTTCTCTTCTTTCTCTTCTTCAACTGTTTCAAAGAAATGTATTTCTAATACTTCGATTTCTGTTCTATCATTTTCAAATAGCTCTAATGGTATAGTAGTTTGTCCATAAGTTCTACTTCTTACTCCCTCTTTATCAAGTCTATAAATTCTATTGTCGTATCTGAAATAGATTACCTCTACATCCGTGAATGCTGGTGCTATTTCTTTTCCTGTAACCATCCTTTTTAACTGCCAAAACTCTTTTTTCATTTTTATTTACCTCTTTCTTTGTCGAATCTATTTTCCTGCAACCATTTAGCAAACTCTTTCTTTTGCGCTAATAGGTCGTAACCTGTTTCATCGTATATAGCTTCTGCTATGTCGTTAGTTGATAATCTTTCTAAGTGAAAATCCTTGAATATCTCGTACATCTCATTGAAAAACTCTTCAAGCCTTTTCTTTCCGTAACCTCTATTTCTTAATGCTAGTAATGGTATTCCTAGCAATTTAACAAACAAGCCTTGATATACTAAGTCCTCCATCTCTTTTTCTTTTTGAATTAACTCTTCTTCCATCCGTCTAACTTCTGGCTCTAGTTTTTTTATTGCATCGTTTCTAACTATGTTTGTAAAAGTTGTAGGATTAGCAAGAACTAGATTTGACTTTCTAAACTTCTTATTTCCTCCCTTTTTCTTCTTCTTACTTTTTGCCATTTACTAACTCCTCTATCTCTTTATTTAACTCATTATCTATTGTTTCTACTTCTTTAATCTGGATAATTAAACCTGTGTGTTCGTGCATTCTCTTTTTTAAATGCATATCAGTAATTAAATTATCGTCTTTGAAATAACCTAGCTTTGTCATTATATCTTGTATTGTTTTTTGTAAATTGTCTAAGTCTGGTCTAGTATCTTTTACTTGTCCGTTTTTAGCTTTTTTTGTTAAGGGAAACAACCACGTTACATACAACTCAATAGGTTTACTATATGGCTCTCTTGGTTGTCTCCCGCTTAACGCTCTTATTAACAAATACTCTGAATATTTAACTTTTGTAGGTTTGTAAAATGTCTTTGTCTTTGTAGAAAATTTCTTTTGCTGTGCTGTAGTCTTTGGTACTTCATCCATACTTACGAAAAATTTCAATTTATTCATCTCTCCTAATCTTCCAACCAATTATAGTTAAATTCACAATTTTTAGTTTTTGTAGAATTGTACAAACTTGCGATTACATAGTTTTCAAAAATATTAATTTTTTTAGTTTTTAAGATTTGCTTCGTGCAATAATTTATATTTTGTTCAGTTAAGCTATTTAAACACTCCTTAATACTTGATACTGCTACGCTCTCGTTGTTTATGCTATACGTTTTGCTATCGTCTGTAGCTTGTAAATTGCTTATAACTTTCTTAACATCTTGTTTTATTGCATTAAACCAAAAATCATATAAATCTATATCTAACTTTAACTTAACTTTATCAGCTACTAAGTTATTACTAAGTATCTCTTTGATAAAGTTATTATAATTATTATATATATTAATCTTATAATTAATCTTATTTATGGTTGGGGCATTTTGCCCTAACGGTTGGTGCAAATTGCCCTTACCTAGTTGGGGCATTTTGCCCTGTGGGTTGGGGCATTTTACCCTAACCTCTGTTTCATTTTTTATTTTTGAGGTTGGTGCATTTTGCCCTAACTCTGAATTTTGTATTTGATTTTCAGTTTTATCTTTTTTTATCTCTTTAATATTAATATTTTTATCTGATTTAAGGTTATAAACTTCATCTATTTTTTTATAATTTACTCTGTATAATTTTCCGTTTTTGTGTTTTTGTGTAATTATGTAACCGTCTTTTTCTAACTTAATCAACGCTCTTTTTAGAGTATCGACTCCGAAACAAAACTTAAAGTCTCTTTCGTACATTTGATTTACCGAACTAAACAACCAGTATTCATTGTCTATATATAGATCATTCTTTTTCTTGTTAATCGTTGTCCAGTAGTCTATCTGTTGTAATATTAAAGCCTCGTTTACTTTTCCTTTTCCTAACACTTCTAACAACTGTAAGTTAAGTAATAATACCTTTGATTCCTTATTGTTAAATACATTTGACATATTCTATTCATTTGTAAATGGATTCTGAACTGTTTTAAAATCAAAGTCATTAGGGTTAAAATCTTGTCCGAAGTTATCAAAGACTGTATTATTATTTCTTAATCCCGTGTTGTTGAAGTTCATTCCTTGCTGCTGATGTTGTTGATTGATCACATCTATTGCATTAGGTTGTTGGTTGAAGTTGTTGAAATTATTATTTGTTGGTTGTTGTTGTTGCTGTCCTTGATTTCTCGTGTCTAAAAATTGAATGTTGTTAGCAATTACTTCTGTTC